GTCGCAATACGCAACTCCCTTTCTTTCAGGGGATCGTAAATGATCGAGCCGACACCCACCCGGCCACTCCCGCCGCATCGCAACCCGCTGCTGGGGGCGCAGGACGCCACGTTGGCGCAGGGGCCAACGGATGCATTCGTGGCCAACTTCCGGCGCTACTCGGCGGCGGAGACGCGGTACTTGAAGGGGAGACAGTCCGCCGAACAGATCGTCGGGCCGATCACACACGGCATGTGTCGGCTCGTGATCACCATCGGTCATACCGATCTGACGCACGTGCTGCTCCATATCGCGGAGAAGGTCGGGCCCTGCGATCTGGTCATCTCCACATGGGATGTTGCGATGGGTCACCTCGCCCTCATGCGGACCGCGCGGGAGACGGGTGTCGTGCGCCGGGTCCGCTGGATTCTGGACTGCGGATTCGTGAAGCGGGACGCGCCGATCTATGCCACGCTGCTGTCGATCTTCGGTCGGGACAACGTGAGGGAGTGGCGCAACCACGCCAAAGTTCTGATGCTCGGCAACGAGCGATTCAAGGTGTGCGTTTTCACGTCGGCGAACCTCGGCAGCAACCCGAGGCAGGAGCATTACACGATCGTCGAGGAGCCGCCGGTCTACGATCGGTTGATCGAGGAGTGGATCGAACCTGCGTTCGCCCAGGGGAGGCCGGCCGATGAAGCGCCGCCCCCGAAACAACCGCAACGCAACGCCCCCACCGAACGGCGCAGTGCACCATGGTCCCGTTCTTTCCCTGTCGATCGAGACGCCGCCCGCGCCGCTTGAGCACGTCGGCGGATGGGTCACGCGCGACACACCGCCAGCGACGTTGCCCACGGTGGGCGGTGTGTTTGCGCCCGCGCAGATCAATCAGGTGCTCGAATGGATCGTGGCGGGCAACACCGAGCACGACATCCGCGAGAGCGCGGCGAAGCACTTCCCCGGGGTTGACGCCTCCGCCCTGATCGCGCGGGCGTTCATGATGATTGCGGACGAGTCGAGCGCCGATCCGCGGGGGGTTATGGCGTGGACGTTCGCCGCTGGTCGACACATCCACCGCAAAACCGTGGAGGCGAATGACTTCGGGGGCGCGCTGAAGGCGTTGAAGTTTATCCAGGACACGGCGGTCCGGCTAACACCCATGGAGGACAAGGATGTTCCCGAAGCGCGCGAAGGCTGAAAAGCCCGCGGGCTCGGCACCCGCGACACTGGACAGCTCGGCTCAGCGCCACCGCGACCGGATGGCCCAGCGGTCGCGCGATGCTTTTGCAGGCGTGTCCGACATCGGCGAGATCCCGTCCGTAAAAGATCAGAAGCGGCGGGATATGTGCCGGCTGAATCTTCACCGCTTCCTCGTGACGTATTACCCGCGATCGACGGGCCTCCGTCCATTCAGCGACGAACACAAAAAGGCGATCAGGTACATCCAGCGATGCATTCTTGAGGGGGGGCGGTTCGCCCTCGCGTTCCCTCGCGGGTTTGCAAAGACCACAATCATTGAAAACGCGATTCAATGGGCCGCGCTGTACGGGCACCGGAAATATCTCGCGATCTTCGGAGCCGACGCAAATATCGCCAGCGGGAATATCGAGTCGATCAAGGTTGAGATTTCGGAAAACGATTTGCTTTACGAGGACTTCCCGGAGGTGTGCCACGCCGTGCGCGCGCTCGAGGGTAAGGTCCAGCGGTGCCACTCGCAGACGTACAAAGGCGAGCTGACGCACATCGAATGGACGGCAGACCAGATCGTTTTTCCGACGATCCCCGGAAGCGCGGGCAGTGGCGCGATCATTGTTGCTCGCGGGTTGACTGGGGGCAGCCGCGGTATGAAGCACAAGCGCCCGGACGGCACGCAGCAGCGCCCGGACATGGTGTTTCTCGACGACCCGCAGACCGACGAGTCGGCGAATTCTCCGCTCCAGGTCAAGAAGCGGCTCGACATCGTCAAGAAAAGCATCCTCAAACTCGGCGGGCATGCGGGAAAAATCGCTTGTTTGATGGCGGCGACGGTGATTCAGCCCGACGACATGGTCGACCAACTGCTCGATCCTAAGAAAAACCCGGCTTGGCAAGGCGTCCGGATCCCGATGATCAAACGGTGGGCGGCCACTCACGAAACGATGTGGCTGGGCGAATACGCGAAGATCCGAAACACCTACAACGCCGACGACGTCGAGGACCAGGCCCGGGCACACAAGGCGGCGACGGCATACTACACGGCCTTCCGGAACATGATGGATGCCGCGGCAGAGGTGACATGGGATGAATGCTACGACCGCGAGAGCGAAGCCAGCGCGCTGCAGCACGCCTACAACATCCTGATCGACGACGGGCCCGAGGCGTTCGCGAGCGAATGCCAGAACGCGCCGTTGCGAGAAGAAAAGGTTGCCGCCAACAAGCTGACGTCCGCGATGGTGCTTGCGAAAGCCAACGGCATCCTGCGCGGCATCGTCCCGATCGGCGCGACGAAGCTGACCGCGTTCATCGACGTGCACGACGAGGTGCTCTATTACACCGTCTGCGCCTGGGGCGATCGCTTCACGGGGCATGTCGTTGACTACGGGACATGGCCAGATCAGCAGCGTCCGTACTTCGCACACCGCGAGGCGAAGCGGAAAATATCCGACGAGTTCCCCGGCATGGAGTACGAGGCTCGAATGCTCGCCGCGCTCGACGCCCTCGCAGAGCAGCTGCTCGGCCGGGAATGGGAGCGAGAGGATAAATCAACCGCGAAGATCGAGCGGCTGATGGCTGACGCAAACGATGGCGATGCCACCATCGTGGTTCGCGAATTCTGTCGGCGGTCCCGCCACGCAGCCGTTCTCATGCCGTCGCACGGGAAGGGTTACACCTCAAAGATGTCTCCGATCGACGAGGCGAAGTCAACGGCGGGTGAAGTCGTCGGACACAATTGGCGCACTCGTCCCGGGAAGAACCTTCGTTATGCGATGTGGGATGTGAACAAATGGAAGACGTTTGTTTCCGACCGTCTCGCAATGGCCAAGGGAACTGTCGGCGGCATCACTTTGTTTGGGCGGGAGGCTGATCACGAGATGTTCGCCGATCACGCCACCGCGGAAGATTCGCATGTGGTCGAGGGGCGGGGCCGAAAAGTCACGGAATGGGATTTGAAGGTTGGGCACGATAACCACTTGCTCGACTGCCTGGTCGGCTCTGCCTGCGGAGCGAGCATCATCGGGATCACGACGGTGGGCATGGCGCCGGGGCCGAAGGCCCGAAAACGATTGAAGCTGAGCGACATTCAAAGGGGCAAACGATGACACAAACAACACAAATTGAACGTTTATCCTGCTCCAAATGCGGATGCGGGCATCTCATTGGACCACCCAGCGCAAACTATAAATCGTGCCGCAACTGCGGCGCTCGTGTTCGCGTGAAGTCCGCAAAAATCGCGGTCGATTTTATTGTCTCCGGGAACTGGAAAGTGGCCTGTCCATATTGCGGAAAGGACGATACCAAAGTGACGACAACGCTCCGGCCCGTCCGATTCCATCGGTGTCGGAATCCTCATTGTCGCAGCAACTTCAAGAGCGTAGAAAAATAAAACAATCCGCACATGTTTAATACGGCGTATTAACCGGCTATCCACTTCTCACGCTCTCGCGTTTAGCGTTGGGGCATGGCTGAGACTGCCCTCGAAAAATCGATCCGAGAGGCCGCAACCGCTGGCATTTCGTCGCATGAAGTCGACGGCACGAAAGTGTCTCGCATGTCCATTTCAGACCAGATCGCAGCCGACAAATACGCCAAGGAAAACGCGGGCTCAACTCGCTCGACGCTTCCGATCCGCTTCGCAAAAGTTCGGCCCGGGGGTGCGGTATGACCCTGGCCACCTTCGAAATTCTCGCAACGCCCGGGGCGTCAGCTCCGATGTCGCGCACGGTACGCGGAGGACCTACGATCAGCCGCGCGACTCAGCCGCGACTCCGCGCCCGATACGACGCGGCGCAGACCACCGACGACAACTCTGCGCACTGGCGTTGGGCTGATTCCATGTCCGCCCGCGCCGCCCACAATCCGCAGGTCCGCCGCATTCTGGTAAGCCGATCTCGTTACGAGGTCGGCAACAACTGCTTTCTGCAAGGCATGATCGACACGCTGGCCGACTTCGTTGTCGGCACTGGGCCAACGCTCAACCTGCTCACCGAATCCGCCGACTACAACAAGGCGGTTGCCGACAGGTTTTACGAGCACTGCATCGCGACGAGGTTTGCATCGAAGCTCCACCTGATGCGCTATGCCAAGGCTCAGGACGGCGAGTCATTCGGCGTGCGATTCACGAACGGCGGGCTTTCCACCCGCGTCAAGCTCGATATGCGGGTGATCGAGACGGAGATGGTCGCTTCGCAGATGACAGGATTGCCGACATCCAAGTCAGACGACGGCATCGTGTTTGATGACTGGGGCAATATCATTGCCTACAGAATCCTGCGCGAGCACCCGGGCGATGCAATCGGCACGCTGGCGGGTGGCGAGGCAGAGACGACGCTCGCCAAGAATGTCTCGCATCTTTTCCGCACACGGCGAGCTGGCCAGGTGCGTGGTATCCCCGAGATCACCGCAGCCTTGCCGCTGATGCCGATTCTCCGGCGATGGACGATGGCGTCACTTTTTGCTGCCGAGACGGCGGCAAAAGTTTCTGGCGTGATCAGCACCAAGACTCCCGCCAACGGTGCCGCCGATGTTGAACCGCTCGACACGATTGACATGCCCTACAACCAGCTCCTCACGATGCCCGAGGGATGGGACATGGAGCAGTTCAAGGCTGAGCAGCCCACGGCGTCTCACGAGCAATTCAAGCGGGCAATCATCACCGAATCTGCGCGATGCATTTCGATGCCCTACGCGATCGCGGCCGGCGACTTTTCGCAGCACAATTTTGCCAGCGGCAAGCTGGATTTTGGACCGTTTGGCAAGGCGATTCTCCGCGACCAGGACGAGATGGAAGACATCGTTGTCGATCCTTACTTCGTCGATTGGTACAACGAGGCTGTCCGCATTCCGGGTTACCTCCCGCCCGCGCCGGTACCAGGCATTCCTTCGCACACGTGGCTTTGGGACGGTCAAGAAAACATTGACCCGCGCGAAGCCGCGAGCCGAGACATCGGGCTCAAGAACGGTTCGGAGTCGCTGCCCCGCCTTTACGCCCGCCGCGGGCTGGACCTCGAAGCCGAGCACCGCGCCACCGCAAAAGCACTCGACATGACGCTCGCCGAATACCGGGCGGCGGTCCGCAACAACCTGTTTTCGCAACCCGCTTCGAACGTAGCACCCGGGGCACCGGACCCCATGGCAGGAGAACCCGGCAATGGCTAATCGATTCGGCATTTTCTCGCGGATGATTCGTGCAAGCGCTCCCGCGCACCCCCACGAATTTACCGCGGTGGCAACCGTCACGATTACGGCGGGCGATTCTGCAGCCGCTACGCCCGCGGCGAAGCTTCCTCGCTTCAGCATTCATGCTTATTCCGGCGGGCTCATGCGGCTCGATGGCTGGCCCCATCCTGTCATCGCCGAGCTTACGGGCGTCAAGGCATCGCCTGGCGGGGTGAAGGTTTACGCACACCACGACCCAACGCAGATCGTGGGACACGTTGAAACGGGCGGGCTCAAGGTCGATGCCGCCGGGATCCAAGTGTCCGGGCCTGTCTCAGGCACCGGCCCCGCCGCCCGCGAAGTCGTCGCCAATTCCGCCAATGGATTTCCGTACGAGGCATCGATTGGTGCCTCGCCGGACCGCGTCGAGTTCCTCGCGGAAGGAAAGACCGCCACCGTCAACGGCAACGAGATCACCGGGCCCGCTTACATCATCCGCACATCCACCCTTAAAGAAGTTTCGTTCGTCGGCAACGGCGCAGACAACACCACTCACGCGGCCGTCGCCGCAAAAAACGCAAAGGAAAACGCTATGAATCCGTTCCACAAATGGTTGAAGGCTTCCGGTTTCGATCCCCTCACGCTCAACGCGGCACAGACCGCGACGATGCAGGCGCAGTTTGATGCTGCCGTCTCGCGGAAGGAGATCGATGCCGTCACCGGCGACAAGATCTCCGCCGCTGCACCGGCGGCCGTCGTTGTGCCCGCGGGCAACGTGATCGACGCGGAAGGCACGGTGAAGAACATCCGCGCCGCTGCTGCTGTCGAAACGGCTCGCATCAATGCCGTGAGTATTGCCGCGAAGACCCATCCCGAGATTCTGGCGAAGGCCATCGCCGAGGGTTGGGACACGACGAAAACGGAGCTCGAAGTCATCAAGGCCAGCCGCGCCACCGCGCCCGCTGGTCACGTCATCACGCGCCCGACCGACGATAAGACGATCGAGGCGGCGCTTTGCCTTTCGCTCAAACTTCCCAACATCGAAAAGCAGTTCAAGCCCGAAACGCTCGAAGCGGCGGATCGGCATTACCGCAACATGAGCCTTGGCCAGGCACTGCTGCTCGCGGCGCACGCCAACGGTTACGTTGTCGGCCCCGGCGAGCGGATCCACCAGGGCAACGTGCGAGAAGTGATTTCCTACGCGTTCATGAAGGCGTCGGGCACGACGACACTGTCGCTCCCCGGCATCTTCTCCAACGTGGCCAACAAAGAGTTGCTCGCGGGCTACATGGAGGAGGATCAGTCGTGGCGCGAAGTGTCGATCAAAAAGCCCGTGAACGACTTCAAGACGGTCACTTCGTACCGCCTGACCGACGACATGGAATATGAGGAACTCGCCCCCAACGGCGAGATCCCCCACGGCAGTCTGGGCGAGGAAAGCTACACCCGCCAGGCGAAGACCTACGCGAAGATGGGGCAGCTCGACCGCACCGACATCATCAATGACGACCTCGGCGCGCTGGGCGATCTGCGGAATCGGATCGGCCGCGGCGGCGCGAAGAAGTTCAACAATCTGTTCTGGACGAAGTTCCTCGCCAACTCGTCGTTCTTCACGACGGCGCGCGGCAACTACATCACCGGCGCGACCACCAACCTCGGCACGGACGGCGTTGGTCTCGGGCTCGGGCTTCTCGCGTTCAGGCAAATGAAGTCCAGCACGGCAGATGGCGCGAAGCGCGTCGGCGGGCGTCCCGAAATCCTGCTCGTTCCGCCCGAGCTGGAAGGCAATGCCGATCGTCTTTACGCCAACAACAACTTGGCATCGGTCAAGACTTCCGACGCCAATATCTACAACAACAAATACCGCCCCGTCGTCGTTGACTGGCTGTCTGATGCCGCGTTCAGCGGTTACAGCTCAACGGCGTGGTATCTGCTCCGCGCCCCGACGAGCCTCGCGGCCTGCGTGGTCAGCTTCCTCAACGGCGTTGAAACTCCCACCATCGAATCCGCCGAGGCCGATTTCAACCAACTCGGCATCCAGTTCCGCGGCTATCACGACTTCGGTGTCGACCTGGCCGAATACCTCTGCGGCGTCAAGAGCAAGGGCGCGGCCTAAACCGTTTGCCATCGTTGATTCGATTCGCTTCTCACTCACAAAAACACTCGTTTCTGACCACGAATAACCCGGCCAATAGGCCACAGAAAAAGGCGAAATAGCCATGCAAACTCCCGCAAAGTTTTACAAAGAAGGCGACGTGATCGAGATCACTCCCGTCGCCGCCGTTACTGCTGGCGACGTCGTGCTCGTCGGCACGATTCCCTGCATCGCCCCACGCGACATCGCGGCGGGCGAGAAGGGCAACGTCTATGCCGTGAAGGCGTGGAAAGTTCCCAAGGCCACCGGCGCGCACACCGCTGGCGACGCGATCTATTGGGATGTCGACGGATCCCCCGTCACCGGCACGGCGCTTTCGGGCGCGGCCACGGCCACGGCCAGCGGCAACAATCTGATGGGTGTCGCCTTCGCCGACGCGGCTAGTGACGACGAATACGTAATCGTGCTGCTCACTGCGGCGAAGCGCACGACCACCATCGCGGGCAGCGTCACCGCCGACGACATCACCGGCTCTGACAGCGCCCTCAACATCGGCGGATTGCAGGCCGCGCAGGGCGGGACCGTCTCGCTCACCGGCGGCACGAGCACCACCAGCGGCAACGCGGGCGGCGCGGCAAGCCTCATCGGCGGCGTGCCTGGTGCGACCGGCGCAGGTGGCGCGGCGAGTGTCGCTGGCGGCGCTGGCGGCTCGACCAGCGGAACAGGCGGGGCGGCAAGCCTCGCAGGCGGCGCAGGCACCGCAGGCAACGCCAACGGCGGCGCGGCCAGCGTGCTGGGCGGCAACGCTCACGGCGCGGGCACGGACGGCGTTGTCAACATCGGCACAACCAACACCAGCGCAATCAACGTCGGCGCGGCTGGCATTCTCACGCGAAACGCTGGCCACCACCAGGTGGGCGGAAACGCGGCGGTCACCGCAACCACGGGCGGCGGAACCACGGGGCTCATCCCCGCTGGCGCTTCGTTTGTGACCGTCACCAGCGACAGCGCGGACAAGCAAATCAGCCTCCCCGCCGGAACCATCGGCGACGAAATCGAAATCCTCGTCGGCACCACGGCCTGCGAACTGATCGCGGTTACGGCGGGCGACAAGGTCAACGAAGTCACGGTTGGCGCAACGAACGAGCTGGCGCTCGTCGCTGAGTCGCTCTACCGCTGCAAATACACCAAGGCAAACCGCTGGATCGTCACCGGCCTCACCAAGCTCGGCGCGGTCGAAGCCGCCCTTGTCCCCGACACCCTGTAATCGGTGAAGCCATGTCGATGGAGCAAATCACCCGTGACGCTCACAACGCCCTTTGCGACGCAACTGGCGTTTGGATCACGCTTCATCGTGGCGACGAATCGGTCGAACTAATCGCCTTGCCCGGCGCGACAACCTTTGAGCAGGAGTCGCCCGGGGCGGAGGCAATCCAGTTTGTTTCTCGCGACTGGATCGCGCTCGCGGATCGGATCGTAATCGGCGGAGTCCGCGTGAAACCACAGCGCGGCGACACGATTACCGAGACGAAACAAAACGGCGACGTGTTCACCTACGAAGTGCTGCCGGATCAAGAGTCGTCGTGGAAGTGGTCGGACAAATTCGGCGTTGCGATTCGGATTTTCACCCGCCAGATTTCGAAAAGTGGGGAAGGGACATGAGCGAAAAAGCAAGGACATTTTGGGCCTCAACCCTGCCCCCGATCATCGTGATGCTCGTTGGGTTTGGCGTCTGGCTTTGGGCCACGGGCGGAAACACCGCAATCGCGGCGTTTGTTTCGAGCGATTTACAGCGGCGGGTTGAAGTGCTGGAAAAAAACGACCGCGTTCAAGACCTGCGCGGAGAGCGGATGGAGAACGACGTGGCGTGGATCGTCAGACAAATGGGCGGAACACCCGCGAAGGATAAGCCTTGAGCACCCCCCTGGACATCGCAACCGCACTGGCATCGCTGATGACGACGCGGGCATTCTCGCCTACGCCTACGACGCTTGCTGCGGTGCTGTTACCCGCCCTTGACGTAGCGGCGGAATCCGGCCTGGTTATCTCGGTTGTGCCTGTCGGCATCACGTCGGAAACGGCGAACGCAACGCGTGCGATGGATCGCGACGAAATCGAAATCCACGTTGGTATCCAGAAAAAACTAGTCGGCGAAGTCGGCGCGGAACTTACCGAAGTCAACACCCTACTTGGCCTCGTTGGCGACGTGAAAAAGTTTCTTTCGCGGCTCTCCCCGTTGGCAAATGTCCAGTGGAAATCGACGGAAGTGAGCCCGCTTTGGCTCCCCGAGCATCTCCAAAAGCGTGTTTTTACCAGTGTTTTGCGCGTGAATTACGTCACATACACCGCCGCTGGCGGTTGAAAAAAAGGAATTGAGTCATGGCAGAAGCAGCATATTCGTTCAAGACTGGCCTTGCGGCGAAGGCCTACCTCGCGGCATCCGCACTGACCGCGTTCACTTCGACCGGCTCCGCGTCGGCGGCGACGTGGACCGCCTTCGATGAAATCATGGGCGCGAAAATCCCGGGCGGGAAAACTGAAAAGGATATCACCACTCGCGGAACAAGCGGCGGCTTTCGCCTCACAGCGGCCACGCTCAAAGAGGCATCGGTGACTTTCGACATTTTGTGGAACACCACCAACGCAAACTTCACGACACTGAAAGCGGCATACGACACGGACGGCGCGACGATCACTGCCCTGTTTTGCGAGGCAGCGAGAACGCTCGAAGGCGCGGAGGGTGTTGCGGCGAACTGGTCGGTTACTCAATTCGACAAGGATGAGGACATCGACGGCATTCAGATCGCACACGTCACGCTCAAGCCCGCGAGCTTTCCGCAGGTGTTTGTCGCACCCGGCGCGTAAGTCACACTGAAAACCACAACCGCACAGGAGCGAACCAGTGCCAAAATTCTCCGATACAAAAGGCCGCGAGTGGGTCGTGTCGATCACTGTCGGCGCGATCCGCCGCGTGATCGAACTCGAAAACGTCAACCTCGCTCGCATCGACCGCCCGCGTGATGGCAGCGTTCTCGATACATCTCTCATCACCGAGCTTACCTTCGATATCGAGCTGCTCGTCAACGTGGTCTACGCGCTGGTGAAGCCCCAGGCAGACGCGATGAATCCGCCGGTAACGCCGATGGACTTCGCGGAGGCGCTTGATGGCGGCGTCGTAAACAAGGCGTCGGAGGCGTTGTGGAGTGCGCTCGAAAATTTTTTCCAGCACAGCCGCCCCGATCTGGTGGCGACGATCCGCAAGCAAGTGAAGCTGACGGGAATGATGGCGGAAGCGTTCGAGAAAAAAGTAGCGGCGGCGGATCTCGACTCGATCCTTGGCAGGTTTGTTTCGAGCTTGCCGGGGAATGCGGAGTCAACCCCGAAAGCCTGACGCTGCGCGAACTGTTGTGGATGCGGTTCGGAAAAGAAAAGTCGAAGTGGAACCATACGTCGCACATTCTCGCGTTCATCCACAACTCTGTTTCGCGCAAGCCAATCAAGCCGTCCGCCGTGAATCCGATGTATCGCGCCCCAAGCAGCAAAAATCGCCCGGCCTTTGAGTGTGATGTGAAAGACATGATCGCGGCGTTTGTTTCGGAAGATAACCCCAGCCGAAAAGCGAGAGAGAAATGAGCGTAAATTTCGGCATCAAAAGCATGAAGGAGATTTTCTTTGACCGAGAGAAAATCATCACGTCGATCGACGCCGCGACGTTGAAAAACCTGCGACACGCTGGCGGGTACATGCGGCGCGTTGCGGTGAACTCAATCAAGGCCAGGCCTTACGGCGTTTCCGCGCCCGCTGGCTCGCCCCCGTTTTCTCACTACACGCTCAAAGTGCGCACCACAAAGCGCGGCAAGAAAAAGTTTTCGAACGTCAAAGGCGTCGGCGCTGCGAATGGCATTCGAAATATCCAATTCGGCCTAGAAAACAGGGCTGTAATCGTCGGGCCACTCAAGCACGGCAGTAGTGTTTTCTCGATCCCTCGCGTTCTCGAAGAGGGCGGGCAAAGCAAAAACAGCAAGGGCAAGACGATCAGCATCGCCCCGCATCCGTTTATGAAACCCGCGATGGAAAAGACTTTAGAGCAAGACAAATTCGCCAAGCTCTGGCAGAACAGCGTGAGGGGTTAAGGCTATGGCCGAAACCACAGGCGCAATTAAAGCTGGCCGGGCATACGTCGAATTGTTCGCGGACAAGTCGAAGTTGGTTGCCGATTTGAAAACAGTCGGCAAGGATATCGCGGCGGTAGGATCGGCGATGGCGGCGGCGGCGGCTGCAATCGGCGTTGGCGTTCTCGCAAGCGTGAATTCGTTCGCGACGGCGGGCGATGCAATCACGAAAATCGGGCAGAAAACCGGCATCGGCGCGGAGATGCTTTCGAGCCTTGGATACGCCGCCTCGCAAAGTGGATCGAGTCTCGAAGCCATCGGGCCCGCGATCAACAAGATGCAGCGGTATCTCACGGAAGCCTCTGGGGCCGGGGGCGAGGCGCGCGACACGATCGAGGCGTTGGGCCTGTCGGTGGAGCAACTTCGCAGCAAGTCGCCTGACGCTCAATTCAAGGCCATCGCGGACAAGATCGCGGGCATCCAAGACCCGGCGACAAAGACGGCGGCGGCGATGCGTATTTTCGGGAAGGGTGCGGCGGACTTGATCCCGCTTTTGGATGAAACGGGATCCGGAATTCAGAAGCTGCAAGACGACGCCAGGCGTCTTGGGCTTGTGTTCACCGCCGACATGGCGGCGAAGGCGACGGAAACCGGGGATCGAATGGACGATCTGAAAAAGGTTGTCTCGCAGGCGGCGATTGAAATCGGCTACGCGCTCGCGCCAGCGGTGATTGAGGCGACAGCGGCGCTAACCAATATTCTCGTTGAATTCAATTCATTCATCGCGAGAAACCACGAGGCAATCGGCGCAGTCGGGGATTTTGTTGGAGCCGCTGCGGTGTTTGTCGCGAGCGGACTGGCCGACTACTTCCGGCTTTGCGCGGAAGGTGTTTTGCTGATTAAAGATAATCTCGAATCGACCAAAGAACTGATGAAGTGGTTTATTCCAGCCGCCGGATTGCTTCCTGATTTTTCCAAAAATCAACCGCCCTCCGTCTCCACCGCATCGGCCCCAGAGACAAGCGCCGCCACGGGGGTCAAGGCGACGACGACGCCAGACCTCGACCTTACCGGACTAAAGCGGAAGCTCGCGGAACAATCAATGGCCATCCAGATTGCTTCGATCAAAGACGCGGAAGCTCGCGAAAAAGCACAGATCGGGCTCAAGTATTCGAAGCTCGCGGGCGAGGACTCCACAGGGAAAAACGCGGCGCAAATCGAAACGATGAAGCAACAAGAGTTGTCGAAGATCACCGAGAAATTCGCCGATCAACGCGCCGCCGCGATGGAGGATTTACAGATCGCAGCGATGGAAGCTGGCTACCAAAAGCAGGTTTTGCAAACGAACGCTCATTACGAACGATTGATTGCAGCCGCAAAGGAAAACGGAAGAGAGCAAGAGGCGCTTAAGAAACAGCAGCAGCGAGCGCTCGCAAACATCGAAATCGACATGCTCCGATCCGCGCAGGAGAGGCTCGATCAACTCGCTTTGGCGGGCATCGAAAACCGATACGCACGCGAGCGAGCGGCGATTGAAATGCAGCACCGCGACGCGCTGGCGCAGGCTGGCGGCAACCCCGAATTGATCGCGGCGGCTGACGAGGCGAGGCGGCGCGGGCTTGCAAACCAGGGCGTCGGAGAATCAAACGACGTTCGATCACAAGAGCGCGATGTTGCCAAGCTCGAACTGGAAGTTGCGAACAAAAACAAGAGCAACACCGAGCAACGAAAAGCGATGATCGAACTTGAGCGCCGCTTCGCGATCGAGGACGCCGCGAGAACCGGGGCGAATATCGACCTCCTCAATCGGCAGTTTGATTTGCAGCAACAGCTTGTTGACCTGCCGACATTCGACACACGCGGAACAATCAGCGGCTTTGAAATCCAATCGCTCCAAAGCGGCGGCGGTCAAGGCCCGGCGGAACGAACGGCGAAGGCCACAGAAAAAATGCTCACCATGTTCGCTGAACTAAACGGACTCACGAAACGCCAATTGGACGCGATTCAAGCGTCGGGAATGTTCGGATGAAAACCATCATCGTCATCGTTGCTCTTGTCATCAGCGGATGCACCGCGCCCGGATACTACCCCGCCGCAGTGCGCTCGAGCGCGGATGACGCGGGCCGGATTCTTTCGAACGCAGACGCGGGCCGTGCGCTCTCCGCACGCGACGTTGCGCGGCTCAAGCAAATCATCGACAGGGCAGAAAAATGAACACGTTTATTTTAATCGTTGGCATCGCCGGTTTTTGTTGCGTGTTCGCGCCGAATGCTCGATCGCGCAAGGCGATTGCACTGGCCGCGCTTTGCTTCGTGCTGCTTGCCGCCGCGTTTGGTTGCGCTGCGGATGGCCGCGTGCCGATCGTGGGTGACGTTGCCGTTGCCGCGCCGCCTGCGGTTCGCGACACGCCTATCGCGCCCCCTGCGGTGACTGGAACCGTGCCTGCGGAGCGGGACACGCTGCGCGAATTGCTCGCGGCGAAGGCGAGTCTGGCGGAGGCGATGGCGGGACACAAAGAAATCGCGGCGCAACGCCAACAACTTGCGGAGGCGGAGGCGCGCGTGCGAGCGGAACTGACCGCGACGGCGGCAGAAAAAGACGCGGCGTTGGCGCGGCTCGCGGCAGAGACAAAGGCCGGGCTCGATCGAGATGCGGCGGCGGCTCAGGCGAAAATCAACCGCGACAAAGCGGACACCGACGCGGCGAATCAACGCGCTGCGGAAAAGGCCAAGCAAGAGCGACAGGACGCGGAGGACGCGGCGGCGATGGCGCGGAACATGGCTTACAGCCTGTTTGCAGTCGGCGCGGCCGGAATGCTCGCGGGCGCGGCGGTGTTTTATTTTATGAAACAACACCGGCTCGGCATCTTCATCGCCGTCGCCGGGCTGGGGCTTGTGTTGCTCGCGTCGAATCTGGTGGCGCTCGCCCTGCCCGTGAAACTTGCGGTAATCGGCGGGCTTGTCGTCGCCCTGGTGTTTGGTATCGGCAACGTCGCAAGCTCGCTTTACTGGGACTGGCGCACACGCGCTCAGGCATTCAATCAGCAGAAATCCGCGATGGAATTTTTGGCGGCTGGCGACACGAAATCCGCCGCGATCATGGACGCATCCGCGCGGACGCTGGCCCGCGTTTCGTCGCCCGATTACGACCCGTCGATTGTTGGCGTTGCGAATAATTCGCTTGCGATTCTCGATAAGGAAAAACCATGACGGCATTGGAAATCGGGCTGATTGTTTTCGTCGTGATTTTGTTTGTTGTGATGGCTGCTTACGGAAGAAACTAAATGGCTAATCCAAGAGCAATTCGAGTCCCCCGCGAACTGGCCGATCTTAATTTTAACGACGCTGGCACGCTCGTTGACCAGACGCAATACGCGCTCTTGTGGGACGCCGCGTTGCAAAAATACGTAGGCACCCCGGTTGAGGCGGGCGGCGATTACGTTCCGACCTCGCGAACGATCAACGGCTACGCGCTCAGCTCAAATATCACGCTGGCCAAGTCTGATCTTTCGCTCGGCAACGTCGAAAACACCGCACTCTCAACGTGGGCTGGCAGCACGAATATCACCACGCTGGGAACGATTGCGACTGGCGTGTGGGGCGGAACCGCCGTCGCCGTGAATAAGGGCGGCACGGGGGCTACGGACGCCTCTACGGCACGATCCAATCTAGGGCTGGCCATTGGATCAAACGTACAAGCATACGACGCAGAACTCGCGGCCATCGCCGGGCTGACGAGCGCTGCGGACAAAGGCATCATGTTCACCGGCTCAGGCACGGCGGCGGTGTACACGCTGACGGCGGCGGGGCTGGCATTGCTGGATGACGCGGACGCGAGCGCGCAGCGGACAACCCTGGGCCTTGGATCGCTCGCGACTCAAAGCGGGACATTCAGCGGAACCAGCAGCGGGACGAACACTGGGGATCAAAATATATTCAACACCTTTGCGGTGTCTGGCCAATCGAACGTCGTGGCGGACAGCACGGGCGACACGATCACTTTCGTCGGCGTCGGCGTAACGATCACCACAAACGCAACGAGCGACACAATTACTTTCACCGTGTCTGGCAGCGCGGGCGATGTTGTTGGGCCATCAGGCGCAACGAATAATGCGGTGGCTCTTTTCGACACGACGACAGGCAAACTACTCAAAGATTCGTCGTTGCTTTTTTCGTCGGGCGAATTGTCCGGGGCCGATGTGATTTATGGCCCGTCGTCTGGTGGGCTACAGGTCTACGGTGGCACGGCAAGCAACGCCAGCCTGCAATTGATCGCAACAAATCATGGCACGCCGATCGCAGGCGCGGACGTGATCATGGTTGCGGGAGACTCGGTGGAGGTTTTACGGGCAACGACCAGCTCTGGAAACGCTCGCGTTGGAATTAACAATGCCTCGCCCTCAGCGACTTTTCATATCGTCTCAATCACTGAGCAATTCCGGGCAGGATATGACGCGTCTAATTATTGGAACGCAACGACGAGTAGTTCTGGCGTGACTACTTTCGATGCGTTCGGAGCGGGTCACGCTTTTGTATTTTCCGATCCAATCTCTGCAACCAATCTCAGCGGGACAAACACGGGGAACGAAGTCGTCGCCACGGGTGCGGAGGTGGCAACCGGCTCGAATAACACGAATATGGTGACGCCCCAGGCGTTGGCAGATGCGAAGGTGTTTGCTCCAAAAGTAGTTACCTACACGCCTAGTGCAAGTGATACGGTTACGCTAAATCTTGCCAACGGCGACTATCACCGCATCCAAATGCCAGCCGGGAACATCTCGATCGCCATTTCCAATGCGACTGTTGGCCAGCGGATTCAACTTGACATTGTTCAAGATGGGACTGGTGGCAGGGTTGTCACTTCATGGTTCACCACGCTTCGATGGGCGGGGCGCGCGAGTTCTCCATCACTTTCGAGCGACGGCAATATGGCCGATAGTTTTTCTATCGCTTGTATAAGCTCTGGAAATTATCAGGCGACTATCCTTGGACAAAACATCGGCATCCCTGTTTCGGCGACAGGCGGAACGATTACCACCGATGGCGCGTACACAATCCACACGTTCACGGAAGATGGAACATTTGTCGCGGCAAGCTCGCTTTCGTGCGACGTTCTTATGGTCGGCGGCGGCGGCGGGGCTGGAAAATCCGGCGGCGGTGCTGGCGGTCTGATTTCTCTGTCGGGCGTCTCCCTCTCGGGAACGCTCCCAGTCGTAATCGGCGCTGGCGGCGCGGGCAGTTCTGGCACCGCATCACCAGGCGGCGACACAACATTCAACAGCCTTACAGCCGTTGGCGGCGGCGAGGGAACCGCAAATGCTGTCGGAGCGGCGGGCGCGGGCGGCTCAGGCGGCGGCGGCGAGGCCTCAAGCACGACAACCTCGGTAGGTGGGGTGGGTACGCCCGGGCAAGGCTACGACGGCGGAACCAATGGCGGATCAACAGGCTCGCCATATGTCACAGGCGGCGGCGGTGGCGCGGGCGGCGCTGGCGGCAATGGCTCAGGCAGCACGTCTGGCGCTGGCGGCGCTGGCGTGCAAAGCAGCATCAGCGGATCGGCTCTCTGGTACGCAGTCGGCGGAGCTGGCGCGAGCTTCCTCGCTGGCGGCACTGACGGCGCGGCGGGCAACTCTGGCGGAGCGGTCAATGGCGGTAACGGTGTTCATCGTGGATTTGGCGGCGCAGGTTTAGCCAACGGCACAGGCGGAAACGGCGGCCCGGGAATCGTTGTTATTCGCTACCTCACGCCCGTGTAACTGGAAACAAAATGAGCTACGCAAAAAACATAGACCTCTCGCTTGGCCCGAACTACGCAGGCCTCACGCTGCGTGCCAAGTTGTTCGACATCACCGGCACTCAGGTGGGCGGAAATATATCCACCGGATTTATCGCGATCGGCGGCGGTGATTATCAGTGGCGGTACACGTCGTTTCCGGATGGCTTCTACGGCTCGGCTCGATTCTACGATTCTGCCGACGATTCTTATCTTGCGTTTGTTGGCGTGAGCGAGGACGTGGGCGCACTCACAGAGGAGCAGGCGGCCCAACTCGACGCGATCCAGGCGGCGTGCGCGGCGTTCGCGCCCAACGGCGCAACGACCTCGTCTTCGATTTTGAACGGCGGAAAAACAATCACCACGTACCAAGGCGACGACTACACCGCAGGCTCGCCACGCGGGCCGCTGGACTGGATTGCGGAGGATGACGACGCATGGCCAGACCTCACAGGCGCAACCGTGCTATTCACTTCGCGAAACAAAGATTCTGGCGAGGTGGAATTGGAAGTTGAAGGCTCGATCGTCAATCCGGCCGGGCCCGCTAAAACGATCCGCGTGGAATTGACGGCGGCCCAAACGGACGAACTCACGCCGGGCTCCGACGTTGACGGCGCGCTCCCGCAGAAAACAAACAAATTCGACGTGCAAATTACGCTCGCAAGCGGCGAAGTTTGGACGCCAGTTTACGGCGGCGCGCCGGGCATCGCTGGCGGGCACACGATTATTGAAAGGCAGTCGTCGTGAGCATTACGTTTCAAGAATTGGTAGGCGTCCAACTCGATCAAAAGTCGGGTCGCATCCCCTACAAATGTATCACCACCGCAAGCGAATCTGCAGTCGCGATCATCACCGCGCTGGCCGCGTACGCGCCGTCAACGTGGGGCGGAATGCCGCTGTCGAATTGCACCATTGACGACGACACCGGCACCGCGTTGTGGTTTGTTTCCGCGAGCTACGGACAGGCGGGCGGAAGCACGACCGCGCCGGAAACTGGCGAGGCGGAGATTGATTTTGAAGTCGGCGGCGCGACGCAGCATATTACGCACGCAGAAGATCACATTGCGGATTACGGGGCGACACCGCCGGATATGGAAGGCATCATCGGTGCGAACGGGGACTCAATCGACGGCGTTGACATCGCCGCAAATTCTCTCACGTTCAACGTCACTCACTACGTCGATGCGTCAAGCATGACATCGACGTATATCGGGAAGCTCGTCAACAATTGCGCGCGATCAAACGCGGGATCGTTGAGCATTACCGCGTCGGGAATTACCGCAACTTTCGCGGCTGGCGAAGTGCTTTATGTCGGAGCAAGAATCAGCCGCCGAATGCCCCAGGGCGATTGGATTGTCGCGCTGCGTTTCTGGGCATCGCCAAACCTCACCAGCATCACGATCAAATCTTCCGCAGGCGATATCACAGTGACCTCGAAAAAAGGCACTGAGTATTTATGGGTGCGATACCGGGACCAAAAAATCGGATTCAACACTGTAAAACAGGCTATCTCTGCCCACGTCGAACAGGTTTATAAAACATGCAATTTCTCGGAGCTTAACCCATGAAAAAGCCAGTTTTCACCACGTTCTCAGACGCGGAATCCGCCGAACTTTTGGCCGCGCTCGTCGCCGCTTCGCTCCCGGCGACGGGCGTGTGCCTTACTGGAATCGGCTCGAAAATATACGCCGCGCACTGCTCTCGGCACACCCTTGGAAACATCAATATCACGGTCGAATGGTCGCAAGCGCCAACCGCTGATCAGATCGCAACCGCTCAGCAAATCGCCACCGCAAATCAATCGTAAGGAACATCATGGCCACGATCACATTGTTCGATCAATTCGTAGAAGACCTCGCCAAAGGCGTTCACAACCTTTCGACGGGAACAATCAAAGTCGCACTCTGCGCCGCCGCAAACGCGCCCGTCGTCGGTAACACCGTGCTGGCGAATCTCACTGAGATTGCCTACACGAACCTGTCGGCACGCGTCGTCACTGTCACCAGTGCGGAGCAAGTCGCGGGCGTTTTGAAATTGATTCTCGCAGACCTGGTGCTTACCGCGTCGGGCGGGGCCGTCGCTCCGTTTCGATATGTCGTTCTTTACAACGACACGCCAACAAGCCCGGCCGATCCGCTCATTGGTTTTTACGACTATGGGTCAGACCTGACGCTTTCGGACACCGACACAATCACGCTGGATTTCGACGGCACCAACGGCGCTCTCTCGATCACAGGGGCTTAATCATGGCGAGCTACGCGCTTACGTGCGACGTTAAATCCGTGCATGTCACCCGCAACTCTGCGGGCTTGATTCGCGGTCGAAAAATCACGGCTGCGGTGAAGCGCGTTCTCGTCAACCCGCCGCGTTCCGTGGCGTATTACCTGCGTTGCCGATCCCGCGCAAGGAGCGAATAAGTGGGCGCATTCGATCCAAAAAAACGAGGCGACAAAGGCCCGATCCCGGTCGAGGCTTGGAACGCTTTTCTTGTCGCGGAACAAAAGTCACGCGCATTCAGCGACGGCGGCGCAGGCTCAAAATTCAGCCGATCCGCCACGATTGTAATTGTCGAAAACACCACGGCGACGAACGTGGAGCAATTCGGAATTCTTGGCATCGACGCGCCGATTGTTACGCCGACGCAAAGCGAGGATGAATTCAGATCCCGCGTTCAACTGTCTGGCGTTGAACCGGCTGCGGAACACGCGGGGGGACGATCCGTTATTACGCTGGAAGCCATCGCGGCCGGGGCGACTGGCCGCGCCGTCGTGTCTGGGGCCATCGCGGTAAAAATCAAAACGCCGGGTGATCCCGACGACGTTTTCGCCGCGGACGTTGACCCCGAAGATTTTACGCACCTGGTCGCAACCGACGCCGGGGCCTGGCGCGTGTTGTGGATTCAGTCTGTCGCGGACGCTGGCGAGACGGAGGAAGTGCCAAACGACCGCTGGGCCATCGTGTCTGCGATCGGAGCCAGCGGCGCGCCGGTGCAGATGAAAATCGTGTCCGTCCAAGACGACTGGCTGACTTGTTCGGAGTGGGACGGCACCACTTTGGGCGATGCTGAAATCCTCGTCGCCAAGCCCTGGGAACTCCGCAAAACTGACTGGCACGGCGAGACGGTCAACGGCGTCGGATATAGCGAATATGGCACAGGCTCGCAACTACGCAAGGCCTCATACCCGGACTATATTCAGTATGAGGTTTTGAATCTCCAATACTTCGCGGGCGCGATCATCACCGCCACCGCTCCACGAAATGGAACCGGCGTGGTGGATGACGACGACGCTCCGATTGCGCTCGAGGACGACAACCGTGGCGCGCGGCGATTCGTTCCGAAGCTCTACAAGCTCTCCGACTGCGCCGGGCTTTCGCCCGCTTTTTTTGCGGTCGGTGACTTGGAGCCGTCTGATGGCCAAGTCGTCAAACTCGTTGGCGACGACGCCTGTTATCAAGTCGCGGCGGGTGACGAAACAGAAACTGGCGGCGTTGTTGTCGCCGTCGAATCTAGATTTGGTGACTGCGACGAATGCCGCGAGATTGTTTGTTTTACCACGACGATTTGCGGCGGGGCAACGCCCGGGCCGAATTTTTCAACGACCGGCGTTCCCGTCGAAGTCGGCGACGTTTTCGCCCACGATGGCGTCTGCTACACCATCGCCACAATTATCACCTGCGTCGGCACTGAGAACCTCATCACCGTCTCGGTCGATCCTGACTGTGAAACGTGCGCGTCGAAATGTTTTGAGCTTGAAAAATGCAACGAGGCGGAAACGAAAATAACGGTGCAGGGCATCTATGTAGTCGGCAACTTTGTGATGATCGACTCGGTTTGCTACACCGTGGCGCGGCAAGTTGAATGCCCGGAAACGCCCGATGCTCCGACTGCGGTGATCTACCCATCGTGCGAAACATGCAACGCCCCGTGCTATGAACTGACAAATTGTCTCGACCCCACAGACACGCTAAATATCAAAGGCGTCGGGTGGGACGATTTTGTCGGTAAACGTGTGAGTTATGACGGGAAATGCTGGACGATTTCAAGCGACACCTGCACGAGTGGCGAAACGTCTCTCGACTACTCCGAGTCAATGGTTATTTTTGATGAGTGCAATGAGTGTCAGGCCACTATCTCATGCACCGGCGATTGTGCCGGGAAAGACTTCATCACCGCCGATGGCTCGTCGGTCGTTGACGCGGACGGCGCGGAGGTGGACGCGCTCGCGAATTTAATGGAAGCGCTGGCGGAATTCTGCCCGTCCGGCGCATCCGATCTTTGCGAATCCGTCGTTTATATAAACGCGGAAGAGAGCGGCGGAACATACACAGTCACCGCGACGATTTGTTTCAAATGCTGCTGTCGCGAGGGTGAGACTTTGATTGAGGTTGTCATCCCGCCAATCACTTGCGTCGATGGCGAAATCACCTACGAAACGGAGTGGGTGTGCAAGCCCGCGTGTTCGAATCCGCCGGAATAAAAACATGCCAAGCTATTCAGTTCCGTGTTCGTGTTGCAATGGCGAGCCGTGCGTCACATGCCCATCGAATCATTCGTGTTGCATGACTATCGTGCTTTCCGGCGTGCCGCTTATGGACACCTGTGCAGGTGATGACTATGACCTCAACGGAAGCTACCGCGTCGGCTCACCCAGCGGCGGAAACTGGGTGGCGGTCGGAGGCGACGATAACTGCCTGCGGCTGGTCTTGTTTTGTCTTGACGGCGTTTACGGGCTCGGTGTATACAACTCTACCGGCGGAACGCTGATCGCGGTCGAATATCAAGTTCCGAGTTATGGCGATGATTGTTGCCCCGCGCCCGGGGTCTACGACATAGCAGAGGGCGGAACATTCGAAATCATCGGGGAGGAAACGGCGGCGGGGGCCTGCGTTTGCGCAACCGACACCAGTGGTTGTCCAATGACTTACACAGCAGTCTTAAGCGGAACGCCGACGCTAGATGGGACATACGTTCTAGCTCGCGTCTTGAATTCTGGCAGTCTGTATTATTGGGCAAGAGTTCAAGCCGACGAAAGCCCATGCTCGTCTGGGCCGGGGTGGAATCTAGTTTGTGAAAACGCGAGCGACTCAACGACGGGCCGATGGGCGTTTAGTGGAAGCGGATTATCGTGGATATTTCACATGTCCGACTCTTACCCATGCCCCACCGAGGGGACGTTTATCAACGCTCTCGGCTATCAGCTCGTTCTAAGCGTTGGAGGCACGCCATGCACTTAACGACATGCAAACACGCGCGTAACGTAGGCTCGGCACACACGGTCAAATGCGACTTCCACTACATGCCGCACATAATTCAATGCCGAAAATGCCCAGACCACACCGAGGGCGACGGTGTCCGCGAGCGGCCAGCGGCTGCCGTTTTGCCGCATTGCACCCACTGGACGCCCACCGGGCCGAAAACCGGGCAATGCTCCGCGCTGGCCCGCGCCGTCCACCTGTCGCAATGCGGCGCGTGCAAGCACAAATCGCCGCCACCAGGGGCCGCGCCCGTGGCTGTCACCGTGTCGGCTCCGAAGCGCGCGGGAGGTGGCCCCGGAACCGAGCTTAAAAAGCTGCTCAAGAAAATCGGTATCACGTCGTCACCCACCTGCGCGTGCAACGCACACGCACGCACGATGGATGAGTGGGGCGCGGAAAAATGCGCGGCGAACATTCCGGTTATCGTCGGGTGGCTTCGCGAGGAGGCTGCAAAACGGAAGCTGCCGTTTGTGGATTTCGCGGCGACGATGTTGGTGAAGCGGGCGATTCGGCGGGCGGGAAAGTGAGCACTTGTTGTCCAGTGGTGGGGTGTTCCCTCACTGTCATTTCCGACAGTGAGAAGAGAAGACGTTGACCGTCGTGAACGACAGTCAACCCTCAGATTCAGTACCTTGAAGACCTGTTTTATCTCGGAACCCCACTGGCAGGGGACGGGAGAAGACAACCCAGCGCGGTGGCTGGGAGTCGTCCGTCAGGGTCCGGTTATCGACATGTACGCTGGTTTAATTATTTCGCGGTCGTGTACGAGACACCGCGTCTCACGCTCGTGAACACAGGTTTAGAAGGTTGGCCCGCCTGTCCGTGAGAGACATTAGGAATGCTCGTCTATGAAGCCGGGAGCAGGCTGGACGTCACGCATGACGTTACGATCAGTGGGCTTCCGTGCCCTATTTTCGAACCAAAAAAAACAACCCCGTGCTGAGGTTCTCACGCCAGCCGCACGGGGTTGAATATGGGGACAAGTTTGTTTCGAGTGGCTTGGCGTGAGTGGCGGGATATTAACACAGCGAATCGCAATGTCAAGAGATATTTTCTCACTGACAACACGCTGTCACCCGTTCACTGACACCGTATTGTCAGTGAACGCGATTCAGGGGCTTGAATCTTTCAAGGAAATCGGTTCGGATGTTGTTCGGTATCTGGGAACGGATTCCACCGTGGGCAAGGATGCCCCTCGAACATCACTCCGGAGCGACTCCGATGCACCTCACTGTTGAAACAATCCGCTACGAAATCAGCCTGTTACAGAACCCGCTCCACGAGTTTGACCCGGCGAGACACCGCGGTTGGTGCGACGAGTCCCGCCAGGTGATCTACATCTCGGCGCGGGAGCCGGTAAACCAACGCGAGATGATCCTGCGCCACGAAGCGATTCACGCATTTGAGTTCGCGTTTGGCCCGCCCGCCGATGACCTCGAAAGCCGAGCGACATGGATGGCCACGGTGTCGCGCTCGATCGAGCGGCAGATCGGCAGGCAAGGCGGCTGGGCCCGGCTGATGGCTCTCCCGCCGGACGACGTCGACGAGGCCGCGCCCGAGCCCGTGGACGAGCCGCCCGCCGTCGAGGAGCCCGTGGAGGCACCCACGGCCCAGAAGAGCGCCACAGGCCCCGGCAAGACGCTGGACGACATGGCGATACTGTCGCAGTGGTCGCGCCGTGCCGAGACGATGCGGCCCCAGGTCCCGCGCCCGAGCGGGGGCCGTCATCACGAGCCGACGCCGGGCGCTCGCGACATCGCGGCACCGCCGTCAACGCTATTTTTGGGGAACCGATACTGCGAGTGCGGATCGGGCGCGATCCCGTCGATGATCTTCAACGAGCCGCCCGAGCTGAGCCCCGTGTTCGGATGCAAGGTCCGGCGCACGCTCCATTGTGCGTGGTGTCGGCACCTGATGAGCTGGGTCGAGGCCGCGACACCGGACGGCAAGCCCGGGGGCGAGACGCTGCAATTGGAGCCGACGTTCACGCGCGGGAAAGAGATGGAGGCGTGGCTGGCCAAGCATCCGGAGATCCGGGCGGTGGATCAGTGATTCGGTGCGGGGCGTCCGTTATCTCCGGAGCCTATCGCTTGTTAAAAATCCGCTCCGCATTTTCGTTGTATAGGTCAATTTTGACTTCGCTCCCGTCGACCTTCAATGGAAGACACCACTCGATCGCATGGATAGACGAGGTGAATTGAGCCACGACGTAATATCTTCCGCCGTTAAGATTGACCTTGTACTTTCCATCTATGTCGGTCGAGGCGGTTTTAACGGAATTGTTAATCACGGCGTCCACGTATGGCGATTTCTCCGTCTCCCATGCCGCCTGAACCGACACCTTTCTAATCACCAAAAGATCTACTTTTGATCCGGGCGGGAGTTTTTCGAACCGTTCCACTTCAGCGGTTGCTTTTTCTATTCCTTTATCCAGATCGGCGATGTCGTCTTCGTAGTTCTTTGCCAAGTCGTCGTAAAACTTTTCACCCCTCTTGAGCCTGTATTCTTTCACTAATTTAAAAAACATATCCTTGACAGATTTGTCATTGATTATCCGTGATTTTGCGGCTTCAATTGCGTATGACGATGGCACGTCTGCCCTGACTAGATAAATCTTTAGCCCTCGGAGCGGGTCGGATGTTCCCCCTTTCCTTGTGATCCAAGCAGCGCCGGTAAGCGTACCGATTTTTTCTGCATTCTTTTCGTCGTCGGCCGCATTGATCGATTCAACCTGACGCCTCAGTTTTTCGATCTCCGCTTCCGCCTGAGCAAGTTCCTTGCTCTTTTGTGGCGGCTCTTCCGGAATTTTAGGAGATATTTTAGCTTCTATCTTCCTCCAGACGGTTGTTGTGTAAGTGGTCTGATATTCCCACGTGCCGTTCGCATCGGGCCTAGTCTTCCTGAATCGCAAAAGATCAAATTTAATTTTCGCACCGATGGGCACCTCTTGAATCATTCTCGCCAAATCCTCGGCGCTTTTTATTTGTGCCCCCTCGAAACGACGCAGGACATCACCCCGCATGAAACCTGATTTTTCTGCTGGCGTCCCCTCGGCGACATCAACAACAATCGCGCCTGGCCCTTTGAACGGAAGTACAGCCCCATTCTCCTTCAGGATTGGCAGCGAAAGCTCAAGATCTGCAAATTTAAAACCGACAACCTTACGTCTACCTTCCGCGATCTCGCTGGGCTGCGTTGTCGTGCTCGGATCAGCAGAATCGTTTTGCCCCGCGTCCGCGATTGGAGGGTGTTTTTTTGCTGGTGCAGCAGACTGCCCCAGCGCCGCCCCCGCGCAGATTGCCACGATAAGAACAATTCGCCACATGCCCGGCCTCCCGATCTCAAGCTTTTGGTTGGGGCTTCTCACGCGGAAGCCCCTTCTTCGATTGTGCTGCCTTCTTTGCTGGCGGCATCGACCCGATCTTGCCGGCCAAGCGATACGCGTCGAGTGCCGCCTCCCGATCAAGCGCCGTCCTTAGCGCACGGTCATGATCGACGTGTACTTTGATTCCTTCTCGGACCTCGTCCTCGGTCATGCCCGTCCTGATCCCAAGCAAAGTGTCCCTGACTCTCGGGTCTTGAGCTTCGATCCACGCGAAAATGCGATCAACCGCGATATATCGCTTCCATCCCGCATCGCGAGACAGTCCTGAAATCACTGCTCCGGAACTTTCAGAGATCGATTCTTGTTTGCTTTTTGGCGATGGCATCTGGACATCCTAAATATTTTTTTCGTGTTGTAAATGCTTATCTGTATAGGTGTTGCGATTTGTCGGCAATAAAACGGTAAAAAAAGTATTGCGTTTTATTGCGAGATGGCTATTCTTCCCGTCATGCCAACGCCATCCCCGTCGAGCCCAGCATCACCGAAGCAAATCGCACTCCTCAAGCGGATCGGCGTCGACGGGTCCAAGTTCACCCGGCTCCAAGCCGCCGAAGTCATCAAAGCCGTTCTCGCTCGCACGCAATCGGAGTAACCGCCATGCACCCACTCATGCATAGATTCGAGAAACGTCTGCAGGCCGCCGCAGAAGCGGTGGCCCACCTTCCGGCCAATCCGATGCAAATCGTGCTGCTGAGACGGATCGGGATCGACGCTGTGAAGCTCGGAATTACTCGTGGGCAGGCTGGAAAATTTCTGCGCGCCAACGGTTCCCGTGGCGACGACAAGCCCGCTATCGCAGAGCAAATTGAGTTCCTTCGAAGGCACGGCATCGACGCTTCCAACTCCACGTTCGGGCAAGCTCTCGATGCGATGGCCAGAGTCACTACTAAATCGGTTTCTGACGCGATTTCTCGCAAGGAGAAGTAAGCCATGGCCACCCGCCCGATCATCCAAACGAATCTCCGCCTCGCACCGCCGCTCCGTCGCCGGTTCGACAGCTTCTGCAAGCGGCGCGGCTGGAATCGCCCCGTCGCGATCGAGCGTCTGCTCGACCTCGCGGAAGCCAGCGAGACGCCCACACCCCAACCCCTCGCCCGCTCCGCCGCTGAGTCGTAACCCTCGCCCTGAAAGCCCCGGGCGGACGACGCGGGACACGTCGCCGCCTGGGGTGTTTAACTCGCTCGAATCATCACCACGGATCACGCCATGCAGACTGCACCCAAAAGAAAACGCACGCAACAGCGAACGGAAAACCATCGCCGATACATGCGGATGCGATATCAGCAGGACGTGGTTCACCGGGAAAAACAAAAGGCTCGTTCTCGTGTTCGCAAGGCGGTGATTCAAGGTGTTTTGAATCGCGAGCCGTGCGAGGTGTGCGGGTCCGAATCGGAAACCGAAGCCCACCACGCCGACTATCAGCAACCCCTTTTGGTGACTTGGCTTTGTAGACCCTGCCACGAAAACAAACATGGTGGCCCCGGCTGTCACGGCTGAAAAGCCTTGCTCAGTATTGTCTGAAAAAATCGCGTCCGCGTCACTCGTTTTCATGCCCTCAATCTAAGCCGTCCGCGTCTGCATTTCCGCAGTAAACAAGCCTGTTATCTGCATAAGTGCAAAAGGATTTCCCATGCTCGCCTCGACTCTGGACAACCTCATCATGGCCGGTCAAACCGACGTGGCGGAACTCGCCCGCGTGGGCGGCGTTCACTCGACAACGATCGGGCGCTACCTCGCCGACGAAAACGAACCGAAACTCTCGATTCTGCGTGCGTGGGTGCGTGCCCTCAAGTCGCCCGTCGCACGAGCCGCGATCGCGAACATGATCTGCGAGGGGAGCGACTGCCTCGTCGTCGCGGGCCCGGGGGCGGGCTCTATGGATCACAACGGAGACGGCAAGGTCGACATGCTCGACGCGATGGGTGCGACGAGTGACGCGATACGCGGCCTGTCGAGCGAGCTGGCGTCGTTGACCAGTCACATCCAGTCTGGGGGCACACCCGCCACTTACCGGGGTCAATTCACCGCAGCCGCCACCGCCGCCATCACAGCCATCCACACAGCGCAACGCGTCGTCGACGCCGCGCCCGTCATCGGGGTCGTTGGCGAACGTCGCCATGCCCGCCCGGCCACAGCCTAATCGGAGTCAGCCATGAACGAGAACATCAAAAAACCCAATCCCGGCGACACGATCGAGCTGTACCGCACCGGCGGAAACTCGATCGACTACACGCCCGCCGATTTGGCGGAGCGCCAAGCGATTGAGGACGACAAAGATGGAGCCGCCCCGCCGCCGATTCGCGTGTTCAGCCTGCCCGCCTTCCTCGTCATTGCCGCCCTCATTGCCATCGTCATTGCAATCGTTCTGGCCGTGCGTCTGTAACTCCAACGCGACGGCGGGCGATGGATCGCCTGTGCTGGCACGGAGGCCGGGCCGTTGATTTACACACGAAAGCATCAATATGAATCTCGAAAAATTCGACCCATCAAAAGCAGCCCTCGCCGCGTTGGAAGAGATGAACGCCAAGCTCGTGTTCAACTATAAGAACCCGGATGACAACAAGTCGGCTCGGTCGCACGTCCACCAGATTCGCGGCATGAAGGGCGGCGTCGAGAAGGTTCGGAAGGCGGTCAAAGCCGACGCATTGGAGTTTGGAAAGAGTGTGGACAAAGTCGCAGCCGACCTCACCGCGCGGCTTGACGCGATGATCGCTCCGCATCAAAAGAAGCTCGACGAGATCGAGCAGCAAGAGGCCGAGGCGAAACGATTGGAAGCCCAGCGTGTCGCCGACGCGGAAGCCGAGCAACGCCGCATTGAACGCGAGAACCACAACGCGGAAGTCGCACGTCTCAAACGTGCGAACGACGAAGCGCAGGTAGAGCTTGCGCGGCTCAGGGCTCAACAGGCTCCTGCTCCTGCTCCTGCTCCTGCTCCTGCTCCTGCTCCTGCTC